TATATGCCAGTTGCCCAGTTAGTAATATGTACATCAGACACATGTGCAAATGCACTGTCCGCAAAAGATAGGCCTGCGCCTACCTGAGGACCGACTAGTGTTAACCCGTGAATTGTAATATATGTCCCGGGTACTAATGCCGATCCAGTGATCATAATACCGTTTGTAGCCGCAGTCTGTTGAATTACGCTTCCGCCTGCGCCTTCACCTAATAAGTGAGGTCTTGCAGCAGGATCTTGATCATTAGTAACAATAGTCAACGCACTGTTAATTCTATAAATACCTGCTGGGAAAAACACGGTGCCGCCATTAGTTTGAGCAGCATTGATAGCTGATTGAATAGCAGCGGTTTCAGCAGTCTTGGCGGCCTCGCTTGCGACCGCCGATAAGTTACCAGTTGCTCCATAATTCTTAACATTATAAGTCCAAGACACACCCGACGGGCCTTGACTGCCGGCAAATCCAATTCCATTGATACCAGGTAAGCCGCTGCTGCCAGTATAGCCAAGGGTACCAACACTACCAAAATATCCATCAATACCTCGACTACCAATAAATCCTAATGTGCCTCTAGACCCAACGAATCCTATTGAGCCGATGTCCCCTCTACTGCCAACAAATCCGGCGCCGCTGCTGCCAGAGAATCCCAAACTACCAGAAGATCCCTGACTGCCGGCAAAGCCGCTGCCGGCACTACCAACAAATCCTCTTGAACCCGAAAATCCTAGACTACCTGAATATCCTTGACTAGCACTGCCTACAAATCCTTGACTAGCACTGCCTGTAAAGCCGGAACCCCGACTACCACTAAATCCTAGACCGCCAGTTGCACCAAGAGAACCTGTATATCCAAGGGCAGCAAATGCGCCGGAACTACCAGTAAAGCCGCCGCCGGCACTACCGCTGTAACCAAGACCTCCAAAGCCAGTTGCGCCTCTGCTACCAGAGTATCCACCCGGTATTCCGGGTAGACCTTGACTACCAATAAATCCATCGCGGCCAGCCGCAACTTCAATCCACTGTGATGTATCTCCGTCATTGAAATAAACTAATTCTCTTCCAGAATTTGAATCTAACCATCTGTCTCCAACAGCTGGCGTAGTAGGAGCCGTTGAACTATATGTAAATGAACTTTCACCTTTAGGGCCAACGCTGCCCGAAAAGCCCTTACTACCTGTAAATCCTGGACCGCCTGATCCAGTAAACCCAGGGCCTGCACTACCTACAAATCCAAGGGGCCCCTGGCCGCCACTACCTGTATACCCGCCCGGGGAACCAGGAATACCCTGGCTTCCCATAAAACCGCCAATGCCGCCACTTCCAGTATATCCGCCTGGAATGCCCGGAGCACCTTGACTACCAATAAATCCAGAACCAATACTGCCAGTAAATCCTAGATTGCCTACACTACCAACGTACCCAACAGACCCAAAATATCCAGTGTCGCCCGCGCCTCGACTACCCGTAAATCCTGATCCAACACTACCGCTAAAACCTAAACCTCTACTACCGGAGTATCCCCCAGTAGGACCGCGTGGGCCGATTGGACCTTGACTACCTGCAAAGCCTGCACCTCTACTACCAACAAACCCTCGCAACCCTTGAGCGCCGGTCGCGCCCCGGGAACCTATGTATCCAACCGAAGTTGTCCTAATAAATGCCCAGGTCACGACTTTAGTTACTCCGTTTTCAGTAACTAGGAATAACGTCTGATCGCTCAGACTACTAACTCTTGATAGATTTGATATTGTTGCCATATTGCGTATTCTCTTTAATAACCTTTAATTTCTCTTCCATCATCTAATAGTAGAGCACTTCCATCAGCAAATCTCAATACTGGATCACCACCGTAGTATAATTGATCTGGCGAAATTGCTTCCTTCTTATTAATAAATGCAGCCTGCGGAGTAAACTGTTCAAACATTGGTTTACCTGAGAAGGTAGACCATATTTTTCCAGTGCGTTGAACAATTTTAATTTCAACGCTTGCAAGGGGTGCAGTATTAGTGGTAAGTGTCGCAATTGTAATTTCTTCAGCAATATTTAATGTAATCCTTGTTGGTTCAATGAAAGTCAACGGCCATGCTACAGTTATATCAGTTGCAAACCCAACTCCCCAACCGTTAAACATAACATTATGTCCTGAATAAATCACAGTATATCTAGCATCAGTAGCATCCCGCATGATCCATCCAGGTTGTATCTGCATTGTAGCTGTAGTTTCAGGTAATACCCATCCTGATCCACTAGGAGGTGTGCCACCATTTACATCAGCGGTAACTGTAACAGTTGTCGATGTATTAACACTGATACTGAATTCTGGAGATTTTACAGTCATATTTATAGGATTATAATACGATGCCGCATCGTGGATTAACACATTGACACCTTCTTTCGTAGGTTTTTCTAGTAGGTGGCCGCCGTAATAAACTTCTACTTGATCGTGTAAACTAATACCATCTCTAAATACAAATCTATTTCCGGCTAATTCTATAGAAACAGAAGATGTTGATATTGTAGTCACTGTTGACTCAACTACTACATTTTCTTGATAAGGAATAGTCTGCTGCTTGCCCTGATCAAACACCCAAGTTCCTATCATATAATGTTCTTTTGCACCAGTGCCCATTGTAGCTCTCTTAATACGAGATAAGACATTTCCATTCTTTTCAAGATATTCAATACGCTCACCTGCAATAAAGATGATGCCCGGACTATTAGATTTAATATCTGCATTAGGCAAGACACCGCCATTCTCTACGTGTATTTCTGTATCAGTGAGACCTAACGGAACAACTAAGTAGGTAGTATCATCATTGCTTAATCGCTTAAAATGTGTTCGTCCGATCATATCTCTAAAAATTTTCCAACCAACTGTTCTACCAGCAGTGCTTTGAGCAAAGCTAGTGATAATAACTTGGTCTTCAGCATTAAACGGAATAGCCTGATCAACCATTATTGTCATACCGTCACCTAGCACTTCAAAATCAATTCCGCCAAGTAACGTTTTGTCTCCTACAGACATCCATACTAAATTATCGTTTAGTACTTTTCTAGATATCTTGTACATTCTTGTAGAACTTGCTTTATAAACTTCAGTCCTAATTAGTGCAGCATCGTGATTTGTAAATGTTAAAATTCTTAGATAGTTTTCTGTCGGTAAGAAAACCCTACCATTAATTAGTAAATCATTACCTCTAATCAAATAGTCGTAATCAATCAATGCAGTAATAGCCACTACATCTCCAATTGCAAAAGTATCGGCTTCAAATATGATGTTATTATTAATATCATCTAGATAATAATCTGTAGGAATAACTTCTTTACCATTAATAAACACTTCAATTCTTGTCTTGTCAAAAGAATTTGGAGGATATACTTCTTTAGAACTTATTAAGAAGGTAGTTTGATTTACATTGGTAATTTCATAATAGGTTGTATTAGGAGGTGTTAATCTCTTGTTATTGAATTCTACAATCGAGTTAGCTGACGCTGGCCCTAGTGTACCAGGTGGTTGAGTTAGTGTAATAACTCTGTCATCTTCTTTTATATTAAAATATTGCTGTTCAAATACTTCACTAAATCCCTTGAAGGCGGATGTAAAAAATGCTGCGGTAATTGTATTCTTTCCGTCAGTACCTAATCCGTATACAGTAACTTTAGCTCTACCATCAATACCCGGGTCGGATTCTCCAAATACATAATAGACTGATTGCCCAATAAAAGTATTTGCTGTGTATATTCTTTGACCATTTAATGTCACATACACGCTCTTAACCTGTGAATATTGACAATCACCAAGGACACTAGCGATAGTTGATCCTTCTGTAGAATTAGAATTTAGACTAATAAATCCAGTGCCGCCAACATCCATACAAACAACTGCAATTGTTCCAGAAATAGATTTTGCATAAACTGTTATACTTTTAGTTGCAAAGTCAATTTCGTAATCTATATTTCTAATTAATAGTGCATTATCATAAGTTACTAAAATAGATCCAACCGACGGAGATAGAACACTTAAATTAATAACTGTATTGACTCCGGCAATTGCATGTTGTAATTGATTGTAGATTGTTGCACTACCAGAAACACTCCTATTGAATACACTAATTCCGATGGATTCTCTTAGCTCTCCTGGAATCATTTCTTCGGGAGCATAACTTCTTATAGGAGAAATAAATGTATCACCATCTAAAATAATATCTTCTGGGTTAATACCGGCTGCTGTAGAAAATACTTTAGTTGTACCCGTAGTTGCTACACTACCACCATCAATAATTGTATCCAAATCAGTAGTGTCAAAACTTTGCTTATCCCAAGGTAGTGAACTATATGAACCGGAATCCCATGTAAAATCATACCATAAATTTTGAGGAATAATCTCAGTTCCAGAGTATTCCATGCCCGACATTAATTGAGCATAATTTTCGGCAGGGTTAGCACCAGGAGAATCTAGAGGCACGTTGTTGTAATAATTTGCAATTCTATCATATGCAGAATAAATGTCTATACTCTTTAGATATGTAATGCGAATACTTGCAGCAGATGCAGGTACACTAGATAAGATTAATCTAGTATAGTTTTGCGTATACCCATTAGCATTATTTGTATAGTCTTCAATTTCGTATGATGACGATGCAGCTGGTACTCCGTTTATTTTTAATACAATTTCTGTTTTATCTGGGTGAGATGGCCAAGATAAATCAAATTGATTCGTTACTCCATCCCCTACAAAGTTATCAGTGTAATATTTGTTTGTAACTAATCTAGATTTAGAAATCCTATCAAATTTCATTCCTATTAGATTTGATCTAACTTTTCCGTTTATTAAATGTACAGAGGCTCTTGCTACAGTATCTGTAGATGTTAGGCCACCACCGATAATTAATACCGTAGGATTTATCGTATAACCTTCTCCAGGATCTATAATCTCAAATCTATCAATTTTTCCCGAGGAAAGTACGGCTTCTGCGATTGCATGTCTAGTAACATTGTCTCCAGATGCAGGAATGATCTGCACTATTGGATTTTCA